GTTTTTTGCAATTCAGGATGTTCCTTTAAATACTCAACAACCGCAGCATCAACAGCTTCTTGTTCATTACCGCCTTCTAGAGATTGCCCTTCCTCCTCTTCAGAGGGTTGCCCTTCTTCTTGTTGTACTCCTTCCCTACCATCTTGTAGGGATGAATGTAATTTGGGATCTTCTTTTCCACCTCTAAATTCAGGGGATACTTCCTCATTTTCTATTGGATTCCCTTCCTCATCAACTTGTCCACTACCACCCTCAATAGGGTTACCATTTTCATCAACTTGTCCACCGCCATTAGGGTCGTTTGGATCTCCACCTTGAGGATTCATTGCCTGGACCATGACGGTCCTATTTTGTAAGAAAGCTCCACCGTCATTCATGTAAGAATAAAGTGGATCAGATATTGCGCCTTTATAACTCAAAATCTTTTCTCGAATTTCACCGATGGTGTGTGTCTTAAACAAGAAATCCAAATAAATAGGATTTAATGGAACATCACCAGCTAAAAGTGGATCTTTTGAAAGTTCTTTACGAATTTCGTTAAGAGAACTATGTAAAGCCATTTCCTGGCCTTGTCTGACTAATTCTTCTTCTTTTGATTCCGCATCCAGCCCAACAAAGCTAAAGGAATATTTCTTTCCAAGTTCGGGATCGATACCAGGAATGATAGAGGTATTGATTATATTCTCAATCCACATCATAATGGGTCTTAAACCGCGATCTTTAGAGTCTTCAATTTTCCATTCGTTATTGGACTCTCCAAGTGATTTTTGTTCAGAACCTTTAGTGAGATAATCAAAACCAATTTCTACTGGAGAGATTTGAAAAAGACCGCAAAGTGTTCGGATAATATGATCTTGATAATTGCTATATTCCATGTCTCTATTATTAGCGGAAAGTTGTACCCATTGTACATTATCGACACCCGCTAAAATTGGAGTACGCCAAGAGTTGGCGTTACCAGCGATTTGGGCCGCCCACATCGCCCTAAAACTTTGAAGTTGAGATGGGGTAATATCGCCTTGAATCCATAACAAACCGCGTGACGCAAAGCCATGTGTATTGTGGACGAGAACTCCGTTCAATGTAAAACGATGAATCGGATCAAGAATCTCAACGTCATACATCTGTACCATTTTGTTGGTCTTGACAGTATTTAAAACAGGCACATGGGTAAAACTTAATACGTCCATGAATTCTTCTAAACCGTAATCGGCACATAAACTACGAGCATGTAATCTGGATAATTTATTTTCTCCCTGCCTAACTTGATATAAATGGGACTTAATTGCAACATCATCAACAACTTTTAACAATTTCTCCGCAATAACCCGAGAAAGTTCTAAAGAGACAACATCTGATCTATTAATAACCTGTTGGGATCTATCATCAAAATCATTTTTATATTCCTGAATATATCCTATAGATTTAAAGGCATTAACATCCTTAATTCGTATTCCAATGTAAGGATTTAAATTTTTCTTGTTATAATTTTTCATCAAAGTGGAACGAACTCCTAGTGATAGGAGTAACGACACAACATCACTTCGGTCATACTGATCAACTATAGCTAATGAGGGAGTACCATATCCATTGGGATTCTTAATTGTATGTCCATCTGCGGAAAACAAACCCCTTAAAAATGCTTGTCGATAGGATTCGGGCAATGTAAATAGAATCGGAGCTATCCTTCGACCGCCCGACCTTTCAAATCCTAAATCTAATACCCATCGTTTAAAAGCAACATCATGAATAAAAATTCTTGGATTGGTATGGTTGCCATATTTTACTTTATTCTTACCATAATATGGAATGTGTTTAACTTTATAAGAAATACCATATTTATTTAAAATCTCTTCATGTCTACTTAAAATTTTAAGCTCTTTAATGTGATGATAAAACATCTGTATCGGTGCTTCTCGACCCAACTCATCTTGTCTACCTATGTGTCCATCGCCAGCTATCCAACCCAAAAGCTCAAACATATCTTCTTGAACATTAGAAGAATCCCATTCGTGATAATTAATATGTGATTTGGGGATATTGGTGGAATAAATTTTTCTAGAAAAGTCTCCCTTACCCTTATACCCCTCACAAGAAACTAATAGAATATCTCCAGGATTTAGGTCACGCTGATTAACAAACTTAGGCTCAGATTCCCCACTCTTAATTGTATAAAACCAATGTTCATCACTTGTCTTGAGAATTTGTCCATTTTTAAGATGAGTTTCACATTCCTCTAATACTCTTGTTTTATATACCCTACCTTGATGGAACTTTCTTCCGGTCCAAATAGGTAATTCGGCATCCCCATATTCATTGAAAGCATCAAGTATGGAAATTTCTCCGTTCTTAGTTCTAATTAAAGATTCTGGAGAAACACAAAAAAATAAATTATTATAATTGGTGGCCTGCAAGTGTCCCGTAATGCTGCTAGTGGCCTGTTCCAGCATACCAATACAATTGTGAGTAGCGAAACCAGCTGCTATATAGGAATTACCTTTTGGTACCTCTAAATTGTGAACCCAACCATCGCGATACTCCTTATCAATAGACTTAATAACAACATAAAAATTTTCACTATCCTCTAAATATCTCTTTTTACTAGTAGAATGAATCGCTCTTCCCTTTAAGGTATCACACCAGCCGCCAAAACTGCCTGGGAAAGAAATAGTAAAATAAGTATTACCAAAATTATTTAGAGAATGCCCTTTTACTTCCTTTACACGGGCTAATATTCCGCACTTATTTGAAATTAATGATAATTGAGAAGCTAAATCTAAAGATGCGGTCACGGCCCTAACGGCACCATTAAAACATCCTTTATAGTGGACCAAACTCCCATCGGCCTCAATATACCCCATCAATAATTGTTTTAGTTGTTGCTTTGGTAGTTCCAGTAATGGAGAAATAAAGTGTTTCGTTAATGCCTTACCGGGGACTAAATAAGAAAAGAGATCAGCAACAACGGAATCACCAATATATACATTGGTGTATTCCCCGGCAGATTTAGATGCACAACTTCTCTTATAAAACCACCCATATTTTTGTGCAATCTTTTCAATCCGTTCCCATACCCAGGATTCATGATTAGATAAATCGATACGCACTTTATGTCCATTGCCACTATGTATACACCCATCGCCAGCATAAAGACCAACAAGCCAGGCTAAATCTTCATCTATGTTAATGTAACGATCATGCCACCGAGAAGTTGGTGCCCATGCACGAATAGTATCCTTGCCTAATAATGCCCGCTCAATTCCATTTGGATGTCTATATTCTCTAATGCCACACAAATCTACAGTGTATGTTTTTTCTAGCGACTTAATCTTGGGAACCACCAGATAAGAACCCTTAACTAAATCTTCAGCCGCAATAAAAGACGGTTTAATCTCTCCAACTTTAAATCTAAACATTGGATCATTAACCGCATAAATCGGGTGATTCTTTGTCGCGCTAAATGGCGTATATCCACCGATACGAAAACGCAAGATGTCTTCATGAACGCTTCGACGTGTTGTCTTCTCAACCGAAACGGTTTGACCAAGGTGGTTAATAAGACTATCTCCTATTTTGATGTCTTCAATTACTTTAGACGTACCATCCGCCATCAATACAAGAGTTCCTGGAACGTAGCAGTAGCCATTTGAGTCAATAAAATTATTGGGATATCCTAAAGAATAAATTAATTCTTGATCCGAAAAACCCTCTACAATCCGGCCTTCAATAACCTGAACAAACTCATATTCGCCATCTTTTAATCGTTCAATACGTTGATCATAATCTTCTTGTTTTTGTTCTTTTTCCGCGCCATTAAAAAACGATGATTTATTACCTTCCGCTAGTGACTGAACAAGTTCATCCGAAACAGATTTATTTGCATAAAATACAGTCTCAGTGGGAACAGGTAAAAATGCATATAGACGCTCACGTTGATCTCTTATGGTTTCAATAGCCACTGCGCCAAAAGTTAAATTATCGCGTGTAACCAGTTTCAACCATGTCTCAAAATTCATGTAATCTTTAGGATCACGGTTTTCATCCATGATACCTGTATTCATAATAAAATCTGTTAAAAACTTAACTTCTTGCTCTTCTTGAGAATCTGGTTCAATTTCTAATCCAGCGTCTTTAGGGAAAATCTTAAATCCAGTGTCATATCGATTAGCTTGAGGACGTGCAAAAGTGGAAATTTGGTTAATACGAGTTTGGAAAATGGTAGCAACAATTGGGTCCCTAAGAGACATCTCTTTAAGGGTTTTAAACGAAATATGAGAAAATCTAGGCTTATAGGGTCCGAATCCAGCACCACCGTAATAGGCTACCAGATTGGGATCAACCAACGCAACGCGTTTGAGGAGTTTCTTTTCACGTTCCGCTTTAGCTATAGGGTCTTCACCCTTTACTAGTCCATCAGTAGAATCAGCTAAATCCTCTGCATGAGCTAGATGTAAAGCTTCATCCAATTTGCTGTTGAGGTTATCCCAAATCGAAGTCATATTTTCCTCATTCCGCTAAAGCCACTTTTACTTGTGCAGAAGCTATTCCATTGTTGGCAATCTCTAGTTTATAGATTCCGCCTCTTTGAAGATACACACCTGGCATGGTTGGAACTACTGTACTAATGGGCTCAATAACTACGTTATCTGAAGTATCAGCATTAATACGAATAGAAACCTTTTGATCAGATTCAATATAACACCATTGATAAATGTCAGGATAAAATACAATTCCGGTGGCAGATCCTACAGCAATAGGTCCTTGTGGAATTCCGGGATTTCCATTAGAAATCTCAAAATACTTTGATGTTACCGCACTAACCTGAAAATCACCACGATTTTCAATATTGAATGCTATAGAAGTAATTCTAGCATTATCTCCAATTTGAACACCTGTAGAAGAATAAATATCCATAGGAGCTACACCACCAATTAGGGCACCTAATACAATTCCAGTTTCCGCTACGCCATTAGCATTAACAACTTCAAAATAATCATCTGTTACGGTGACAACAGTAAAAGTACCTTCATTTGATGCGTTAAATGGGCTACCCACTTCGATAGTGACCCCATCACCCACTACAACACCACCTGCGGCAAAATTAGGATCAGTCCCAACACCAGAGAAAGTATATCTTACAACATCTCCACTTCTTGTAACGTTAAAAACAGTTGAAGCGGCTTGTGAAGAAGCCCTATGAGTACGAAGTACTGGATCGGTTCCTGCAGCAAAAAGCCAACGATAAACATATCCAGTAGAGAGAGAAACAGTATATTGTGTAGTGGCGTCTTGAGATAGGGTTCGGGCTGTAGTGACCACCTGAAGAGTAGAAGAAGGGGGAACGTCAAAACTACGCCCAAATGAGTTACCAGTAGGTACTCCAATATATTGCCTGTACCAATCGACAGAGCGCAACTTGGGATTATTAGTTTGGGCTCCATCGTCATACACCAAAAAGTTAATAATTACATTAGAAAGCTGGTTTGTGCTCATATTATGTTTCTCCTATATATGGTATATCGTTAAATTTTAACATCTTTTAGCCCGTATTACTTAAAAAGACCAGCTAAAACCAGAATTCGACCCCCCTGATTCACCACCATTCCCGCTGTCCTTTTCATGATATTTATCACCCAACTGTTCTTTTTTCTGTTGTTTTTCGACTAGATCTCTATTATCATTGAATGGAATTCCGAGTTCTTTGGCATATTCGGTTACGGTGGGAGAACGAACAAAATTACCTTCTGAATTCTGAATCATTGTTTGTGAATCTTTGGGGATCTCACCTGACTCAATCATAGCAGAAAAACGAGCAAGCCGATTATGTATAACGTATCTTAAGCTATCGATTCTATGATTGAATTTATCATCATACTCATCACTAGCTATTATTAACCCCGCAGAATCTAATTTAAGATGGTATTTATTAATTTCATTTAATAATCCGCTACAATCATCTAAAACATAAAACTTTGTTTGATTGGTGCCTGGAATACGGATAAAACGTTTTATAGTTTGAATCCCCAAATGAATACTTTTATCCAGCTTTTTAGTGGAGACTCCAAGACCCGCTTTTTTAAGTAAATTAATGCCGGAAGGATTGGAAGAATCAGGATAATACATTTGAACATTAAATTTAGTATGAAAACGCCTTTTTAAAATTTCTATAAATTCCGCATCATCAGTATGGGTCACAGAAAACTCTTGTACAACATAGATATTATCGGCCTTATCAATATAAATAAAAATAGCAACACTTGGATCGTCCCAGCCCCAATCAAGTCCGGTAAAACATGGTACATTGTATTGTTTAAATGTCTCTATTAATTCATCTTTTGAAATAATTGATGGTGCTTTACTGCCAGTGAAAATCTCCCACATCTGCGTAGGGGTCACAACATTTTTTCTTTGATCAAAAGTCGTAAACACTAAACCATGTGTTGACGCTCTTAAACACATAAGTTGTGCAAGAGCGTCATCCAATTCCGATTCCCTAAATTTCTTTTCCACATCGTTATGAGACTTTAATAAGCGAGAAGTAGATGTTTGTTTTGTTGCTAGCCTTCCGAGACAAAGAGGAGATATAGTACAATTAACACATCCGGGATACATTTCTTTACGAACCCATTCTGATTGTTGGATTAATTCAATATTATTAAACTCCTCTTCAGAAATTAGGGATAATTTAGATTCATTAAAATATCTAACAACCATATCCCGATCCATCCTACTCTTCTCTTTAGGACAGGCTTGAGTCACATCAATAATATTCCAAGAACGAACTTTTAGATTACTTTCTTTGGCCCTATCAATTTCATATTGAACCAAACCATAATTCGATTTTCTAGTGGAGATATAAAGAGTAATTGATGTTTTTTTATCTGGTGTTTCAGTCGGAATTTTCTTAGATTCATGGTAGGCACGGACATCTTCAACAGTCTCAATCTCATCAATCACATGTAAATTTGAATGGCTTGAATTGGCCCCCTGCATTGTACATATAACAATATGTAAAGAAGGTTTAATATTCCATTCATTTTTTATATTCAGTTCCGTATGCTCCATTGTTTCAGATTGACGTGGAATTTTATCTAATAGGGGTAGATTCAAAAAATCTCGGAAATAATCATAACATTTTTTAGATTGACTCTTAATAGCACCCATGTGAGTGGCGGTTCTTCGGTGATGAATGAGAAATAAAAGTTCAATAATTGCGGCACCCAAAGTCTTCATCGAATCTCTGGATGCAAAGTATAATTGACTAGATTCAGAAAAATCATTTTCCATTGCCGCCCTATATGTGTTCCAAATCATATCCATCGGGGAAGCAGTAGATTCCTCACAAACTATACAATCAGGAAAATCAAGACCAAGAAAAGTCTTAATCCAATTATGTAAATCCTTCTTGGTGCTGCACGGCCTCAACATCAATTCAAGTGTAGTGAGTTTTTTTCCGTCAATCTCTATAAATTCAGGATGGCCCATAACCTACTCTGTTAGCTTCTTAGGTTCCGCCAATGTTTCTAATATCTTGGAATGCTCTTCTTGTGTGATTTGAACTACCGACCCTTCTGCCGCGTTTACATTCACCAATACTTGCGCCCCACCGGATGCGGCTGGCTTATCTCCTAAAACTAATACTTCCTGCAATGCTTTCAACATCTCTCGGTATTCTTTGTTTCCCCTAATTCGCATTTTAGGTAAATTTTCTTCAGTAGGATCTTTAAGATAAGTATCCATTTCTCTAGCAAATTCTTTATGAGTAAGGGTTAATTGGTCCATTAAGTATCCTACCGATTCCAATTTAGATTTCACCAATCTTCCACGAAAAAGATCCATCATTTCTTGTATATATTTTTCTTTTTGTTTATCCCATTCATAGGTATGTCGTGCAGCTAGTACAGCTCCCTTACTCCATTGAGGAAACAGCTCATTAATTTGTGAAATAGAACGTCCATTCAAATAAAGCCCCATAAGCTTTTCTGAAGTGGTAAGAGACATAAGCTTTTCTTTTTTTAAAAGATATTTATTAAGGCTTTCTAATTCTTCTTCAGTAAAAGTAGGGGCATGTTCCTTCCTAACCAATGGGATGCCCGATGTCATTTTGCGAGTACCTCAATTGTGAGGGTATAATGGGGTATATAGTCGGTTACCATCTGCTTTAGATTCCCTTCAACGTTGATATAGGTATCTGAAATTCCAACCGCCACTACATGCGAACAATAAGAGAAAGTGGCTATAATCGGAATCAGGATCAACAAAGATTCCCATCGGTAATATTGGGGATTCTTATAAACTACAAATCCAATAATACCAGCAAGGATCCAAAGTCTCTTAGAAATATCGGCTATTTTAGTTCCGTGTGTGAACCAGAATTTTACATCCATTATTTTAGTGGCAAGTAGTAATTGAACTTTACGCCATAATGGAATTCCTTTACCTTTTGCTAAACGTTTACGAAAAGCTTGATATCTTTTAAGATCAGATGAAGATAGAAAAATTTGGAAAGCAACTGTTTTGTTATTTACATCAAGAGCGATTTTAACATCCTTCACTTTCTCAGATGAAATATAACCAAAAGCTAAAAGATTTTGCTGAACAGAATCAGTTACCAAACCACTATCTAGAAGCCAACGATCTGTTGCTACCGATTTCTTTATATCTTCTTCTGTCTGTTTTTGATGTTCTTCCATAATATCCTTTAATTATAACATGTTACCCTTCAGAAGTTTATTTGAAAGATCTAAAAGTCTATTTTTGTCTAATTCAGTGATCATAACTTTCTCAATATACGTCTTTACCATATCCTCTGGTGTAATCTTATCAGAGATTTTCTCTTCTTTTACCGCTATATCAAGATAATTAGGCTGAATGCTTATTTTCAAGGTCTTACGAAGGTCCTTATAGGCGTTTTGGTCTGCTAGAGCAGTAATTTCTGACCGATTGCCTTGAACAATCAATCTATAATGATCTTCATTATTAGCTGTTTCAAGGAATGAAAGTACTTCATGAACGGAAAGTGTAACAGAAAGAAACTTCGGAAGATTGGTTGGAATTCGCTCCCTTGAATCAGTATCAGTATCAATCATCCAGACAGCCTTATCAAGCCCGACATCAGCAAAACTCATACTATAAGGACTACCAGGATACCACACATTAGCAAATTGCTGATCACAATGTATATGACCACTAACAACAAGTTTAAATTGCCTTACAAGATCTAGATTAATACCATCGGGTACATAAAACCCATTATCATACTTTGAACCATCAAATGATTGATGACAAAAGAGAACCAGACATCTGTCATATGGATGACCAGCATTAGATATATCAATCATTTCTTCAAATTCAACCTGGGTATGAACATAAGGCAAAAATAATAAATCCCCCATTCTATAAGGCTTATCCACAACCTTAGCGTGTTTCTTAAGAGCCGCCATAGCATGAATAGCGGCTCCGGGCGCTATTAAGTCGTGGTTACCCACTAAAAGAACATGTGGAATTATACTTTTTTCTAAATAATCAACCCATTCCTTCATAATCTCGGAACGAATAATTGCATGGCCATCAAATAGATCTCCACCAATAACCACCATATCAGGAAGTCTTTCCTTTTGAAGCCTCAGCATAGTAGCTAGATACTTTTGAAATGTATCTAACGAACTCAACTTAGCGTGAACATCTCCACTATAAAGTATTTTTCCCATTATTCCTCATCATCCTCAATAACTGGAGTTGTAGGTACTTCCCTCTTCCTAAAAACATCTGTCTTATTAATAGCCTCAACCAGTGCGTTATAAAGCTTGGGATCTTTTTTAACTTTATTCACGAAGTTAGCAATTCCTACCACTTTAATACCTTCAAACTCATATGCAGCTTGTGTAGGTCTATTTACTACACCAATATTAACTGCAAGTTCACAAACTTCAAGTTCCGTATCCACTACACCAACACCATATTGAAGTCTAAATTGAGCAACGAGATGAGGACAATTGACACGATTCTTTTCGACCTTACAGCGAATAATGTGTCCCAATTGAATAGGAAGATTACTGATACCCTTATGGGTTTCATCAAATATTTTACTTGCTTTATTCTCAACCTTCTCAACAAGAATCATATAATCAGAAGCGTGTTTGAGGGCCATTCCAGACGGGACATGCCATTTGTGACCTTGCATAACTCGTGTCTGATCAAACTCCTCTGAAACCTGTTGCACACAGATCAGGAGGATCTTATTCTGCTTAATGGGCGGAATAATCTTGCGAAATGCCTTCTGCAAAAGCTGAGACAGGTCGCCCATGATCTGCGCCTCAACCGAATCTTTGTCAGCTTCTTTGGGGCCGCGAATTGACTTAATAGAATCAATAACCATAATCTTCAAAGGAAAAGGTTCTTCATCCTGTAACATAGGAAGAATTTGATCTACAAAATGATCAAAAATATCAGACGGCTTATTAGATTGTACAACCATTAAACGTTTTAGGTCTATTCCTAGTTTAGAAGCATATTGGGAATCGAAACTAAACTCAGCATCATACCATAATGCCCAAGCTTCAGGGTCTTCTTTATGCATAGAGGCGATAGCTAATTGAGCTATCAAAGACTTGCCTGAATTGTGCGTAATAATATAATTATCTGTAACATACCAGTTTGAAGGGGAGTCTAGCACGAAACCATACACCTGTTGCGGGTTAGAACGCTCTATCAAAAACCCCTGATGGCGGCAATTTGATCGCCTATAAGGAATGAATTTCATTCGCTTATATTTGTTTAACATCTTTAATTGCATGTTAAGCTGTATATATAGGCGATAACTTTTAAATTTCGTTCCCCCCTTATTATAGCTAGTAAAACGTTCAGAAATCCCCGCATATCCGCCTAATGAGTGAACCAAAAACTGCACATCCTTAGCCAGTTGTGTTGAAACGGTGGCGTATTCATAAGTATTTTTTTTCACATCATAATACCCGTCCGTATCTAATAAACCGGTTAGTAAGTTTTGCCGATATTCTAAATCAGAAAATTTAGCCTCGTTTGGAATAAACTTATCATGACTTAATTTACCCAATAAACCAACCTTTTCAAAATATTTAACCCACGGATGAAACTTACTTAAAGTCACCACCTTTATATGGGGATTTCCTTTCCTTTCCCTAATACCACTGGGGAAAATTGCCCCCAATGATAAGAGTCTATCCAAAATTCCCATATTGACATTCGTTAGACTAACCTGACCACTCGGTGCAAGATGACCATCTCCCAAATATACCCCCAGCGCATAGCCGTCTATCTGAGGATTTTCCGCCCTGTTAAACTTGGCGATCAAGGGACATGTTACGACATGACTGTTTTGTATCAGTCCCGCCTTAAGTGAAAAAATCTCTTTAGCGGTCAATTCTCTGGTAACGCGGAATTGACCGCTTTTTCTTGTCTTGGGAATTTTTCGTTGATCAAGAAAAGTATGAGGAACGATATGATTACCGGAACAAGAATATAATATTGGATTATTCTTTCTTAGTGATTTTATGGTGTACATATCCTCACAAAACCAGGAGGTTGTGTGTAAAACTGTAGAAAAATTATATTCATCGTTACGTTGAGGAGAAAGAACATTATCCCCAACCTTTATGTCTTCAATATTTTTAAACTCCCCGTTCGCCATCAGCACTTTAGAACCAGCAGGTTGACACTGCTCAGGCCCATAAACGGTACAGACTTTTCCGTAGACTAGGCCCCCTCCTACCGCCCAATTGAAGCTCGGAGAGGGGATAAGGACCCTCTTCGCTTCAGAGGTACTCCCCATTTGATCTGCGATTAAGCCATCCCCCATTTTTTGGATTCTGGAATACCAATTTGTTGTCATATTACTCCTTTAGAACTCCTTTAAAGTATACGTGTCTAAGTAAATAATCCTAGAGCGAACAGCTGATTCAAAACTCTTACAATCATCCAATGACTTAAGATATCTGAATTCCTTCTTATTAAACATCTTCTTTGCCTCTTTCAAAGCTGCCTCCTCTGTTTTAAAAAGAAAGTCACTTTGAGTGCAATCTACCACTGGACAAAAGAAAATTATTTTATTTTTCAACATTTTGATCTCCTATAGTATTTTTAAACACCACTTACTCAATGTCCCCCAGCTTTCCACCGGACTTCATGCCCACTGGATTAGAAGACGCAAATTTATCAAAAGTGGCCTTAACCGTATAATGATCTTGTTTATAACATGAAAGTTTATTTTCCAAATAAGAAACAAAAGCCCTTAATTTAGACTCCATTTCTTTTGCCGCCCGATATCCCTCATCCAGTTGAACGTAAGTTTCTCTTAGAGAATTGGAATCCTTCATAGTATCAAGAATCCCTTTTTCCTTAAGATACGCAGGAGCGCGATCCAATTTAGCCATAGCCTCTTCATGTTTGGAATTCAACACCGCCATATCCAGTTCTCGCTGCGCTTCAAAAATCATACGACCCAATATATCACAAGCAGTCGTAAAATCACGCATATATGCTGGTGCGCTATATACATCAACATTAGGAATATCATTCCTAAGCTTTTCTATACTTACCAGCGATGTAATGTCTAAAAGCAAACCTCGCTGGTCTTTCGTTATTTTAACAAGTCCAGATTCCTGGACCAATTTAGCTATATCACCCATATTAATCAATACCCAATTCAGCCTTAAGCCTCCTAATTGATTCTTCTTCATCAGAATTAGTTGTAGGAACCGCTATATTAGGGGTCGAAACAACTGAAACTGAAGGAACCATTGAAGGAGATACCAGGGTGACGGTTGGATATTTTGGATGTTCTGGATATGAAGAATATGTTGGAGCTTGAAAAGCGGCAACAACCGACGCATCCTTGGCCACATTACCGTTACCATTACCATTGCTCACTACGGCATTACGCCTTGCGTCCATCTCTGCCCATACGCTCTTATCTCCATCCAGTACTCTCTTTAATTCCGTTGATGTTCTCACTGGATACATGGCATGAATATCATACGCTAAATTTTCAAAGTTTTGCATAATACTATCAGAAACCGAACCACGATTAAATTCCAATGAAATAGACCCATCTTCTCTCTTTTTAGGAGTCATTAAATATTCAACATCATAGGTGACATCAAAATCACGAGAGCCTGTCTTAGTCTTTTTGATATTAAATAATATTCCATCTGACAATGATGTGCACTTAATACTGTACATCTGTTGTGCTTCTTTAATCTTCTTACCTAGTTTTTCAGCGGTAGTTTTTGAAAGCCTTAAAACTCCCACTGTACCAGACAGATCAAGTGCATTATAGTAAAACCCCTTCTGACCACGAAGTTTATTATAAACTTCATTTAATTCTTGATATTGCTCATTAACTTCTTTTGGTAAAGCCTTCCAATTTACCTTTCCAGAATCGTCCGAAAATTTCTTTACAAGTTCTTGCTTGCGATTATAAAATTCAAAAGCTTCCGCACAAATTGGACAATATTTTTCCTTATCACGAGAACAAACAAGAGGCCGACTCTTACCACTGGGATCGAGAAACCAATGCAATGTCACTTCTGCGTACAATAATCCATTGTGATTAGTTCCAAAGGGTGGGAGAATTCGGAATACATTGTCTCCCTCTTTCATTTTATGATTAACAATTTTACGACCCATTCCGCTATTGCCTGGAATTAAACCGTCTAAATTTACTTCTGGTTCTTGATACATTTTGTTCTCCTTTATTTTGCCTTATTTGGCTGTTGTTGTTGGAATTAAAAGCTTCGCCTGTTCTTTAACAGACAATAGCATGTCTTTTACTTTGTTCTCTAGATCCGAAAGCGTCCCATCATTTAGCAACAAATAAGTTGCTTCTTTGGGCGTTTTCGAAACCGTTACGGTGAATATAAAAGCCGGACGAAGCGATTGAATGTCCTTACTAGTAATATCACCATTTAAATCTGTAATTAAAAACGCATTATGCTCACTCTCTTTACGAGACTCCCATTTATCAATAAAACGTTCCTTAGTAACCTTCAAATGAAAACCAAGACCACAATTCTTAGTAACAAACATATCTCGAAACCAAGTAAGTAATACTTGAGGAGACATAATAAGATATCCGTACCAACGTCCAGTACTAATACGATTAACGTTGTTGAACCCATATTCTCCAATTTTCATCAATAATTTACTCATGTTGGAACGCTTAACAATAATAGGTTTTTCAAATGGTTTGGAATCAAAAAAATCTTCTAATGGAACTTTAAATTCATTTGAAAGGACCCCAACACACCAGTGGTTAATACTAATAGAGCCCGTACAATTAAACTTTCCAACAGCAATATCCGCTACTGTTCGTCTACCACTTCCGGGATCACCCTGTAATAAAATCAAAATATCCATAAATTCCCTTTCTATTCCTATTATACTAAAAATTATAAAATTCTTTTATGAAAAAGATAACTAAATTCAATATTCTTCTTAAAACCACTTTTTCTTAGAGTCCCAAACACCGCTAAAATAGCTCCATTTTCAAAATCTCTCTTTGAGGTCTTTGAAAGTGTATTAGGCCAAATGACAGTTTCAACAATTCTATTATCATTTTCAACCAGTAACTTGTAGGCCCCCACTTTATTACCTGTTTTCTTTTCGATATAATGAAACATCTTAGACTCATCATTAAAAATTCCTACAAAACAAATCTTAGTATCTAAACCGAGATTTTGGTACCAGAAGTCGAAATTATCAGAATTTGTGATAACAATACAGTTGTCTATCTTGTAAAATATATCACCAACTTCATTTCGAACTTCAATAAAATCCAAATTTTTACTATTTTTTAATGACTCTTTGAATATTTCGACATACTCATAAGACACCACTGACAATAGCCTTGAACGCTCCTTAATCAGCTCTAAATCGGTCCATGTCCTGGGGGGCTCCTTTTCCCTGCGTAGCTCCCCAAAGTGAGCCAAAAGGGCATTTGTGTCGTTTTGGGAGTCAGTTAATAAGGGTCCACCATCTCTTATCGGAATTCTCGTGAAACATCCTGTTATTATCATATTATTGATTGCAGTTTTATTAACAGTACGCTTATGAACCCTATTAAAAAAGTCCTCAAATGAGGTGAAAGGCGAATTTAATGCTATTTCACCAACTGTTTTCTCACTAATCCCTAAAATCAAAGTTAATGGCGAAATGAGTTTAGAATCTTCAGTAATTACCCATTGATTTTGAGGATAATTCACGTTAGGCAATTTCATAAAATCTTCAATTTCGCCTAAATAGGTCTTAACTTTATCTGATCCAATATGGGACAGAACAGCACACCACCACTCCAAGGGGTATTTCTTCTTAAGATATGCACAAGCATAAGCAATAACCGAATATCCATATGCGTGGGCTTCGTTAAAATTGTAGTTTGCAGAACCTATAAACGATTGCCATAAGGCTTCACATTTTTCTTCATTCCATCCAAGACGAAATTGAGCGCCATCAAAAAGTTGCTTCTTAATACTTAAAAGTACTTGTAGGTTCTTTTTCCCCATTGCGCGACGTGCGTCGTCTGATTCCACGGGAGAAAGGCCACCAACAACTTCAAATATCTTTTGGACCTGTTCTTGGAAGATTGGAATGGAATAAGTTTTACCTAAAATCGGTTCTAATATAGGATCTAGTAATACTAAAGGCTCTTCACCACGTTTTCGCTTTATAAAGTGATCCGCTACAGACACCCCATCTTCAAGTTTAGAATCCAGACACCCAGGACGACCAACGGCGGTTACTAATGCAAGATCGCTTATGGAATTAACACTGATCGCCTTTAATATAGGGATGGCCACTTGTGTGTCCAATTGAAAAACTGTAGAAGTATCCCCCCTAGACAGCATCTTAAATACCTGAATATCTTCCGGTAGGTTCCATGGATCTAATTTAATTCCGTGTCTCTTTTCAATTAATTTCACAGCGTCCCAAATAAAATTCAGTGTGTTGACGCCCAATATATCTATCTTAAGGCCACCGATCTTTTCCAATGTCCTATAATCTACTTGTGTACTCTTATCCCCATGTAAGAACTGGGTAGGAATTACAGAGTCAATAGATATGGGGGAAGTAATAACCACACCACCGGCGTGCTTACTTTGATTACGAGGCTTCTCTAAAATCTCAAAAAGCATCTTATTCACTTCAGGATGGGTTTCAAGATAAGTACGAAGAGTTTTATTGCTTTCCAACATCCCACTATGGTAATCACCGTCATCATCCGTGAAACCCTCTAAAAATGCCTTTTCGGTCGGATAATATTGGGGGGCAGTATCGATTTCAGCACAAACTTTAAATATCTCATCATCACTCTTCAGATGTCCGCCATTGAGTGTCCTAACAATATCCTTCAACGCATTTTTTGTTTTGATGGTCTGGAATGTTCCCACCAACGAAACATAATCCTTACCGTATAGCTCGAAAAGATATTTCACAATTAAACTTCGATTGCTGAAATCCAAATCAATATCTGGCATCTGTCCGCTCTCGATACGTCCTGCATTTAAAAAACGTACAAAACTTAAATCATATTTAATTGGATCAATGGAGGTTACTCCAAGTAAATAAGCGAGTAAACAACCAGCTGAACTTCCACGGCCAGGACCTACACCGACCCCCAAATATGGAGCCGCATTAACTGTATCAGACAAAATAAGAAAGTAGTCTGTAAAATCAATGATCCCATTATCGCATATAACTTTCACTTCTTCTTGCAATCGCCTTAAATATTGTAAATTATCCTTTGGCATTCTTCCAGTGCGTTTAATAATCGCAAACATCATTTCTCTAGATGTCATTCCGGGCTTATAAATATCTTTATATCTTTCATGGAAATAAGCCTGGACTGCGGAATCGGCTATCTTTTTCTCAAGAAGCCATAATGGAAATTTTGGAACAATAGTTTTAAAATCCAATTGAATATCTTCACAAAGAGATGCCGCCATATATGTATTGTCAATACATTGTTCAAATAATTCTTTAGTGATATATGGATGATTCTTTTGAAACATATTCCACATTTCCTCAGACCCTACCATGGAAAAAGTTTCATCAAAATGCCATCCATTAAAGTTATCAGCAGCATTTTTAATTAACAAATCTTGTACAGTCTTAAGATCCGGTCTTATCATGTGAGCATCAGTAGCTATCACAAGTGGTAAACCGTGCCTCTTGGCCATTAGAATTGATCTACGATTGTGTTCTTCTTGTAGACAATTAGTGGAAAATTGCAGTTCACCAAACTCCGTATTCTCTACGGGTCTAACAACAAAAACATTATTGTTATAATCGGTATTCACTCTAGCCGGATGAATCTCAACAAACATCCTATCTTTGAAAACTGCCTTAAAAGCTCCAAATAGAAGGTCAACCTCTTGAAAAGAAAGATTATGACTTTCGTACTTATTCCCCTTACCTGTCTTTAACTTAGCCATCTTCTTCTGGCAAGCCCCAGAGATACCAACGACACAGGCAGTGGAAAAAAGAAGTCCCTCAGAGTGTTTGAAAATCTCCTTAAAGGAAATAATGGGGCGTTTGTTCCTTTCGGTTGTTCCTATCATATGTTCTTCATTACGAGCCATTGAAGATAATTTTAGGAGATTTTCAAATCCCTTCTTATTCATAGCTATTAAAATGCCATGAAAATATTTAGAATCATTGTTAGATAAATCACCCTTCATGTAAAACTCGCAACCTATCAGAGGCTTAATACCAACTTTTTTAGCGGCCCAATAAAACTCATAAATCCCGGAAACATTCCCGTGGTCCGTAATGGCTACAGAAGTGGCTCCGAGTTCTTTGGCGCGTTCAATAATCTCTTCAGGACTACTCACCCCATCGAGTAGGGAGTAGTGGGAATGAACATGAAGGTCAATGTAGGGCTTAAAGCTCATATTCCCGTCTCATGTCTCAGAGGGTATCTTCCGCTATAGACTCTAAACCCAATTGCTGAACTCCCACCTCTTCCGATGATTCTACTTTCCCATCGTTGTATAGACGGACATTGAGTGTCTCTTCCGAAACGGTTATAATAAACTCAATATTGGAATCTAGAGATGCGGAAGCGGAAGCGTGATGCCTTGCGCCGCGTTCCTCTGAAATCTCGCTCTTAAGGTCTAAATATAAAACCCTATTACCTAAAAGCTGGCCGGATGCGGTATCTAAAATGAATGCCCCGTCGATATTTTTTTTACAGTTTTCAATAAAGATATCCTTAAACGCCTTACTTCCGTATGCCACATAGTGACCATCTAGGTCGTTTGTGGTTAGCTGTATATACTGTTCGAGTTTATACGACACTAGAGCAAAATTTCCGACTATTAAGAACAAACCCCAGTGCGGGGCGTTATGCGATGCCGTGTCCTGTGCTAATTTAACTATGAATTTAAAAAGATCCGCTTTATTTATTTTTCTACTTAAATTCGCCTGATTTATAAAATTAATCATTTTTTTCTCCCCATATTAATTAACTCAAAAATCCCCTTGTGTACGGCCCTATGTTCTTTGTGGGTTAAGGCAATTAGGTTGGTGTAGTGGTTAAGACGCTCCACGTCTTCTTTGGTATTGGCGGTTTTTAGATAGACGATGTGGTGAATTTCGCAACCTCTGAACCAGCCTATTGATTTAAAGGCGGTTTCGAAATCACACCCCAGAATAGCCGCCGTTTTCGAATCTTTTTTAAATCCATTCCTTTTAAATGAGGTAGCAATTCCTCTCATCCTCATAGGATCATTATAAAATTCACTTTTCTTCATCAAAAGACCAATCACAATCAGTAGTAAACAAATTGTCATAATCTTCCAACTCACCGTCTTCATCTCCATCATCGCAATCATTCAATAATTTTAAATTATCAATATCAATTTCAGCAATAAAGGTTTCAACAGCTTTGGGAGTGGGCTCCAACCAACTATAATCTGAAAATTTCAACCAGGACAGAAATAAATCATAGCCTTCAACGTTTTCAAAAAATTGAGGTAACTCATCTCTTAATTGTTTGACTTTTCCCGCCATTACTTTATCATTCCAATATGAATCCAACTTAATCATGAATGTAAACCTCCATTTATATTTAATATACACATCTATAATACTACATTTTCAATTAACTAAAAGATATTTTATAGACCTTATTGCTTCTTGAATATATGGTTGATAATAAACACGTTTACGCTTAAAACGCTTATCCTCCTTAACTGCGTTGGTAATGGCGTTAATTCTAACAGCAAAACTCTCCATAAGGCGGCGAGAGGCAACACCAAAATAAGTACTCAAAAATAAGGAACCAAATTCAGCTATAAATTCCTCTGTAATCTTCTCAGATTTTGTCTCATAAACCATAGAGGGTCTCGGTACCCTATTTTTTCTACCGGCTGCATGAATTAATTCATGAAAAAAAATAGAATAAAATGCACCCGTCCCCCTTACCTTATCAGAAATAAAAATCGTATCTCTTTTATCGTCATAAGAGCCAAATGAAAGTACAGGTATTTTGTCAGCAAAAAAGCATAGTTTGGGTACCTTTTTGATATTAACTAAAAAATGTTCTATTTTTCGATTACGCTTAAACTGAGTTAATAAAAGCGTATTATCATATTTGAAATGCTTTTTGCGAGAAAGCATCCAGTAAGTGAGGCGGGATAGAGAGTGATCTACACTTTTAGCCAAATGAAGAAATTTAGTAGTAATTTCCAATTCCAGCTGGTAATGAGACACAAACTTTGTTTTATTCTTTTTCATACTCATTAAAAATCACTCAATGACAATAGGCACACTAAATAGATTCATCGTCTTCAATTCTTATATTCCGATATCCCATGACCTCTTTTCCGCCCGCACAAATGGCAAAAATGACAGGGATACTATGTGTAATAAAAGAATCAAAATTATAACCATCTGTAAAATAAACAATCCCGCTATAATCTCCTTTTTTCTTTGCATAATCAAAAGCTGGTTGAAAATTAGTTCCACCTCCAGATAATAAATCTTTTAAATTAGGAGTTTTACCCTTTTCAAGTTTAAATTCACAATTAACTTTCGTATCAACACCAATTCCATCAATCCGATTACAGGTTTCTGAAATTTTTAACATATGTGACATAAATAAATCATAAATAGGTCCATCAATAGACCCAGAATTATCTACAACTAGCAAAATATTAGGTTTAAATTCCTTCTTGTTACCAGGACTAATAGTCCCAAGACGCCTATTAATTTTTTTCCAAGTGGGGATACGATCTTCCTGGGCAACTATTTGGGCAAATATACTAAGTTCCCTTCTCCAATTAAAAAATACCTTACGAATTTCTTCAACCATTCTACGCATAGCGCCTGGAACATTTCCGGGATCACGATTACCAAGATTCTTAACAGCATCCTTCATCAGTCCATCAAGGGCCATTTGTTGTTCAGGACTAAGATCAGACTGTTGCCCATCTTCTCCATTCCACTTATCATGCGAATCCATTGCGTCTTTAAAAAGTTGTTCCATTTTACTCTTTTGTTTATCAACTTCTTCCTTGATAATTTCAAAAAGTTGTTCCCATGTCTTGTCTCTAATCACAACCCCCTGAAGAGATTCAAATTTATCGGCAGTCATTGCTTTTTTATATAAATTTGGTGCAGACGATATAAAATCAGCAATAGCGTCATTAATCACAATATCCATTGCCACATTAGCCAATTTTTTATTTTCGTGATATTTTTGACTCTTACCGCGATCTAAATGGCGAAGACCTAAATGTTGACATTCATGATTTAAAACAATTTGAAGCTCATTAGTATCTAATTTCCCAATAAAATCAGGATTATAAAATAAAGAAATAATATTTTGAGAATCAAAGCCAACACCAATGGTTGAAATTGCGGAAGTACCTATACGAGCTAAAGAAGAAAGAATGATGTAATAAAGAGGATATTGATCAAAGAATTTAATAATAGCTTTAGATAATTTATCATTAACTGCTCGAATTTCTTCTAAAGTCATTGATGGTTTTTTATCCATTTTACGGCCTATATCTTTATTCTACTCTAAATCAGAAACTTTGTCAAATAGGTTTTTTAGATGGGCGTCCACGCTTTTTTTGAGATGGAGTTGTTTTAATTGTTTCACCACTAACATCTGAATCAAACTTATCTAAAGTATCTTTTACTCTAGGATTTTTTGCTAATACATTGGTAATCTGTAAAAATCTACTGTCATTAGTGGGGATTTTTTCACCAAGAACTAAAAAGAAATTACAAATTGTCTCAGCGGTAGATCCTTGAAGATATTTTCCCACATTCTCCAAATATTCTGGTTTAATATCTCTACTCACCAAAAGATTCACTACACTATTTACTAAAGCATTTAAAACATCTGTCCTACCATGTTTTTCAAGCTCATTTAGTTTAACCATTGAGTCGGTCTTATCAAAATTTTCTACAATGTCTTCAGCAGAGATCTTTTCAGGGTCCATAAGAAACTTTCTGAAAACCTGAGCCGCTTCCATTCCAATTTCGGCACCAATCGCTTGCCATACAGTGGGAGATTCAAAACCGCCATCCACTGCAATTCCAGCACACAAATAATCTAGTCCGCGTGGAGAAGTGCGAGTTTTGCCTTTAAAATCAACTATTTCTGGTTGGTTCATGATCCATCTTACCACTGGATGAGATTCCCCATGTTTCTTAACCATAAAATCTGTAAATTCAGCAACATCACCTTGAAAATTCACTCTGCAAATTCGATCTTCAAGGGCAGCATCAAACTCCTGCGTTTCATATGAAATACCATCGGAACCATCTGAAGGATTCCCAGCAAGTACAATTATCCAATTCTTTCCAAGAATATGATTGTTGACAGCTCGATCTTCGATTATCGTTATTAAACCCTGTCGATTATCTCGAGCACAACGATTGGCTTCATCAAAAAAGAGAATTCCTATATCGTCATTGAAAGGTAGAAGTTCTGGTCTAGCGTGACGAGTGACGCGAACATTGGAACTATCTGATTCTTGATCCACGTATGGAAGCCCAAGAAAATCAGGCGGTTCAACAAATTGAAGATTAATGATTCGGCATTCAACAGAAACACCAAATTCCTTAGATAGTTCATCGGCTAGTTGTTTGGTTATTTGAGATTTACCAATGCCCTTATGCCCTACGAGATAAATTGGACGAGTTTTTATGCCTCTATTACGAACTCTATTTTTGATTAATTCTTTAATCTGAGAAGCTTTTAATGAAATAATGTCATGTGCCATTATCTGTACCTCTTTTTATATTTTATCAAATTACAAGGTTTATGTCAAGTATATTTTTAAATAATTTCAAATTCTTTTTTTTCATTTTGCTACTCTTCATCACTATGGGAAGGAGATGATAAATATACAGTGGGAGATTCATCTCCCTGTGGTACAAGTAATCCATTTTTATACAAGAAAAAAGCAACTTTTCCTGTCGCTTCTCCATTTCTATCCTTATGAAATAGAATCTTACTCTGATTAGTATCTTTTGTACGAATAATCTCAGCCGTTAAAACTGAGTGGTTACAGATTGTCTTATCTCCTTCCACTCTATCTGTAAAATCAACAGAGTCTTTTGTTGTTTTTAATTGTGCGAAAGCTAATACTGGAGGTGCGTTCCTTTTACCATATGCTAGTAATAAATCACCAAATCTCTTTGACGCTTCATAACGACCCCTCACTTTAGGATCTTTCGATACAGAAATTGTTTGAAGATAATCTATTATAAGTAATCCCACATCACCTCTGCGTCGCTCAATAGCCTCCAAAACACTATAGACCTCTTCAACTACCGTCATATCATAAGCGTTCTGATCCACGACAGTGAACCTATCAGAAAGCTCTCTTGATTTTGCCCTTACAATTTCCTTTTGCTCAGGGCTCAAATATCTATAATCAAAACTTTTCCCTAAAAACAAACATGAAACTCTGTCTTTTACAACCGAAGATGACATTTCGTTTGAGATATAAACAACTTTTTTAACAGGCTCATTTTTAAGAAAATTATATGAAACATTCAAAGCTACGGTAGTTTTACCCGTTCCCGTCAACGCACCACATATCGTCACACCAGGTTCCAAATAAGCAATTTTATCTACGCAGGGGTTCATAAACGACACCCTTCGAGTTTTAGCATCCTCCATAACCAAACTATCTCTATCATAGGATGCGATTTCTTCTACAACATCTGGTAGATTGAAAACACCCTGAATGGTTGCTATTTCGGTTTTTGGCAATCTTGGAGCATATTTGACATCCCTATTAAAAACTCCTTCAATTGTGGACATGTCTTTTGAATCTAGAGTTAGAACGGGTGAAGCTTTTTTAAGTAAAGAAATTGCTTCATCAAAACTATACTGTTGTTCTTTCATATCAACCGCAGCGAGATGGAGTCTACAATTCCATTCTCCATCAGGGGCTCCAAGTGTAATAAAATCCTTTGTTTTAGCGGAAAGTAACCCTTTTATCCCATTTGGGATAACTACTTGACTCACCGCATTAGTTTTAGGCTCCTCTTTAGTTATGGGAAAAGGGATGCCATCTTGAATATGAACGACCTTACCCGATGGATAAAAAAATCTAGAAGGATCTTTACAGGCTTCATCGATAAAGGGCCAAAGTTTAAAAGCAGCAAACCAAGTAGCCCTATAATCTGATTCCGAAGTGATAGTTAATTCAAGGGGTAGTAAGACTCTGAATCGATCACAAATTATCCCATTTTTCTCTTTTTGATGGGATTTGGTGGTAGCAAAAATAGCTTTATAACCTTTAAACTTCTCTTTTGCTTCTTCAATTGTACAACCTGAATCAATATCAAGAGCTAAAATATCACTAGAAATCCAATTACTTATTCTCCTAATTCCATCTTTAAACGTACCAGCGGACCAATTCTTTTTACAAACGCACCTACAAAGATCAGACAGAGATAAATCAAGTGTCCCTATGATTTTTCCAAAGTCATTACCCAAAAAAGAAACACTAAGCTTTTTCATTCAATTCTCCCTTTATTAATTCTTTCCACTCTTTCATTTGATCTTGTTCTAGCTGGTATTTCAATCTTGCTTCATTAAAGGCCGAAACAATATTTGGAATAATAGCATCAGTAAAAACCTTCCCGGTTGGGGGGGTGTATAATTTTTTATAAGACACAATAAATCTATTTAAATTAACTTTTGTAATCCGATCTGGTTTTTCATTAAACCATGGTGCAAGAAAATCTTCTACAAATTTATAATCCATATGATTTCTTCTAAATTTTGACGCCTCATCAATAAGCCTTTGTTGTGCCGTTCTTTTAAACTTACCATTAATTTCTGAAACATCATTTTCTATTTTTTCTTCTTTTGGTAAACCATCAGAAAGATCTGTTTTATCTGCTTTTTCAACAACAATATAATAATTCTTATATTCTTTATCTTCTTTATCTTCTTCAGGGCCTGTTTCCTCAATGATTTCATCGGCTTGCACGGTTTTGTTTATTGTTTGTTTATTGGCTGTTTGTTGATTTTCACCATTCTCATAAACCCATGTCTGAAAATAATCATAATTATTAATAACATAGAGTGTATATTTATTGGTTGTTTGAATGTTGATTTCGCCAGTTTGTTGTAATCGAGCTATGATGGTTTTCCATCTTTGGCCACTGATGCCAGTTTGCGAGGATAATTCCCTTACATTTGATATAAAAGACCCTCGTTTAATTAATTGGCCTCGATCTTTCTTATCAACCCAGTTTGCTTTCATAATTAAATGGCAAAATGAATGAAACATATCGCGGGTGCGATACCATTCCCATTCCATAATCTCACGGCGTATTTTTATAAAACCTATTTTCATTTTACTATTTCTCTACTTTTTCGCTAAATTGATCTAGTCCGAAATCGCCAACACCTAAACCAAATAAAATTCTAATAATTTCAGCATGTTCTTTATTTGGTAGGTAGATACCAGGCCATTCTTCGCCCTTCTCAATAACCTTGCCATTCACCAGAGTGAATGTATCGTTGGCAATAAAAGGTTTCCAACCCATTTTTCTAAGCATTTTTTCAAGCTCGGCTATTTCTTTCTCTTCTTCTGTCCTATTGAATTTCATTCTGTTCTTTCCTCTTTAATTCTGACTAATGATGTCAGCTCTCTAAAGCTTTTTCCGAATGTCTGTTCCATCCTATCTTGTAATCTTTTGCTAGCTTGCGTTTGACAATATAACACCTTCATTAACGCCAATTGTTTAACATTTAGAAGTTCCGCAATTTCTTTATTAGATTGAATTCCGCGTTCTTTTGCTAATAATAATAATCTTGGCATCAATCCACTAGAATGAACCTTTTTATAAGGAATTCCTTTAGCTAGAATTTGACTAATATGTTCCTTAATTAAAAGATATTCTTCAGGATTAGGCACAGATGACATTAACATAATTCCAGTTGGTGAACCTAAATCTACAAATTGTATGACAGAGAGAGTCTGAAGTACGTGATTAAGAAACCTTAAAAGGGAAGCATTTGTTTTAAAAGTTTTATTAAAATGTTTTTTAAGAGAATTCGACCTTAATATGGCTACATCTAATAGCTTCTTATTTTCTTCTATTGATATTTTATAATCAAAATTGTCGATAAAATTTTGAATAATAATTCTATTTGAAGAAACATTTAAAATGTTACCACCTCGTTTATTGGCACCAAAACCAGCGGATAATGAAATAAATCTATTACGAAGTCTTGTAAAAATTGTAGTGGTTAATTTCGCTTTTCGACTATCCCCATATTTTTTATACCATCTGATTTGCTCTAAAACAACCTCTCGACCATATTGTAGCAAATCATCAACAGACATTCCTAATCGCGGTATAATATCTTCTTTACATATCATTTTATTTGCAGACCAATATTGAAGAACTTCTTGTCTAATAAACTTATAAATCATTGGTTCGTATTGTTGAATTTCTGAATAAGACACTGGGATATCTAATAAATTATTTTTCATTGAATTTGTCCGTAATCTTCGGAAACAACAAGATATTTATCTTGTATTTCCGTAGGAATAATTTCAATAACTAAAAAAGCGTGCATTTCAGATTTCCCATCACTTCCTATATATTCTCCTATAGTGTGATAATCACCTTTTTCTACTTCTTTCAAAATTTTACTTAATATTTCTGGTGAAAAAATAAAATGTTTTTTTATATATTTAGGAAAATATAAAGGCTTATTTAGAGGTTTCCCCTCATTGTCAATATAAGGATTAAATGGGTCATCCATTATTTTGTTTTTTGTCATTAAATTTCAAGCTCCTTATTGCGTCATCAATTTGATTTTTGATGTCTTGTTTCCAATCATTTCGATCATACTCTCTCGGAGTTTTATGAAAAAATCCGGTAGGAGGCACTGGAACTCTTATCTTAGAACGTCGTGGCCTAAAACCTTTTGGAAATCCCTTCATTTTTTTTCTCTTATTTTAAATAGATTATTCTTCGACACAATTCTATTTTACCAGAAAAGAAAGGTAAAAGTCAAGTTTTTTTGTAAAATGAAAATTATATATTAATTATAATTTATCTGATACTATTGGAGTTTGTACTGGAATTAATTCAAATTCTCTTTTTTCGTTAATTACGGCCTTACCGGAATGTATGGCATTATGTTGCTCTTTAGTCAACGCTATTAAGTTGGTGTAATGATTGAGCCTTTTATAATTTTTCAGCCACAAGTTGAGATAATCTTGAACGCTCAGATTTTATCAAATTAATGTGTCCAAACATAGATTCCTCTTTAAATATCTCAATAATTTTCATAAGACCTTCATTTTCGGGTTTTAGAATGGCATCGACCTGATCCACATCACCCAAAATAACTACCTTGGAATCCTCATCTAGTCTCGTTAACATAGTTTTAAGTTCCAATATACTATAATTTTGTGCCTCATCGATTATAACAAACGCTTTACGAAGAGTTCTCCCACGGACAAAAGCACTCGCAAGTTTTTGAATTTTAGACTTTTCATCCCATCCGATTAGTTTCTCAATGTCTTTTGTTGATTGAATCAATGAAATACAATCATGTAATGCGCCAAAAAAAGGATCAAGTTTTTCTTCAAAATTTCCTGGCAAAAAACCTATATCACGTCCCACCGGCACTGCTGATTTAATATAAAATATTTTACGATATAAGGCTTTTGGACCAACTGATTGTTGGAGTGCCGCCGCGACCGCCAACAGTGTTTTGCCTGTTCCCGCACTACCTGTTACAGTAACGGCCTTAATTGCAGGGTTCATCAAAGAATTCAACGCAAAGATTTGTTCTTTAGATTTCGGGACAATTCCAGATGCTGTTAATTCTAAAACCCGAACGGCGCTAGTATCTTTCACGATGGCGAGGGCTGATCCCTTTTCTGCCTTAATTACCAAATTTTCATTCAAAAAATATTTGCGTTTGGGTAAGTCCGCCAATGCTATTGCGCCCGTCTTATAAAATTCATCAAGACTTGCGACTTCTACGACAGATATCCCCTGGTATATTATTTTTCTTGGCATATATGTCCTTTTTAATCAATAAATGCAGATTCGGTTATAAAATATTCATCAAATTCGACAATAGCTTTTCTTGGGAGTAATCCCTTTTTACCCAAAACAGCCGAAACTCCTTTTACCCAAAGAATAGTGCGAATTATATCCGGTGTTAATTTTCCCCCGTCGATGGTAGAAGTTAAAATAAGATTACGATAATGAGAAGAGGCAATAGCGGCTATTTCATTAAGATCTTGAATTGTGATCTTAATTGGAGGCAGATTACCCCCAACAAGACTTTCTATTAACAGCTTAATTTTATTACGTTTTTCGTAATCATCTAGTTTAGGAAATTCGTTTACCAAATCGGCAACCTTATCGTCTATATCTCTCATTAATCTCCTAATTATATTATACCAGAGAAATCAATGTAATTCCTTTAATTCTACCTTACCAATTGTCTGATACCACTTATAACGCTCTATGGAGTGTTTTTTGAGTAGGTCATGGGTAGCGTGTATATAATCAACCACAATCAGCTCTTTCTTGGTTTCAGTCTTTCTAAGGCCACGACCTACATGCTGCATAAGGTCTAACTTTGATTTTCCCCCAGAAAGATTGAATAAGACATCCACTGGTGGGAGATCACTTCCTTCTCCCAAAATCGAGGTTGCAATAAGACATCTCAATTTCCCTTTATTGAAATCTTCCACTGCAGCAGTAGATTTTTTATAAACGGGTTCTGGGGCAGGACCAAGTTTTTCTGGTCTAGGACCTTGATGGACAAAAGCCGCTCCAGGAAGTTTAGATTGAAGATGAAAACCCTGTTCCTTTTCACGAACAAGAATTAAAATTTGTTTTCCTTGATCTAGATAGGAATTAATTTGTTGAACAATATAGTTTGTCAGTTTGTGATTTCTGAAAACGTGATATTTATAGGCATAGGTCATAATTTTGCCAGAATAATTCCGATATGAATTAAAAGGAACATGGTACATAATTGTTGATGGTGTTGCTAAAAATCCATCTTTAATTCCATCTTCTAGGGTATATTGAAATACTGGAGGGAATACAGCAGCCTCAATAGCGAGATCTGCCCCGTCTGTACGAAAACAAGTCGCGGTTGCTCCAAATCGATAAAAAGCATTAGGAAATACCTTATAAGCTATTGTTTCTATTGTCTTACAGGGCGCGTGATGAGTTTCGTCAAAAAAAGCGACATCTATGTTCTTCCAATCATCAGCTGTTGTTAAAGCAACAGAAGCCGCACACGCCACCGTAATTTTCTTGTCTAATACCCTTTTACCATCTCCAAGTTTTCCCACCAATCTAGTACCGAAATATTTTTCAAATCTCTTCACTGTTTGATTTAGAATGGATATATTTGGAACCACTACTACAGTTTTTAATCCCAATCTACGTATAACCTCTTGAATTACAAGAGTTTTTCCGCTCCCTGTAGAACCAACAAATGTCCCTTGCCCATGGGATAAAAGTTCTTTAACTGCCGTTTCTTGATAAGGTCTTAATTGAGCAGGTTTACCGGCAATAGGGAAACCATTAGTTTCTTTTGGTTTCACGCGATAATCGATGATAGATGTTTCTCTTAATTGATCTTTTGAAAAGCCATTTTTATCAAAGAAATCTAATATTTTTTCTAATAACCCAGTAGGAAACACAATAAGTTTATCCTGGGTCATTTTTACTAAGGAAACCTTTAATCCTTTTGAAACTTCAATCAGTTGTTCCCTCCACATTGATTCAGCTTCTGCTCTGTTCATAGCAATAGTAGCAGCAAGTCTAGATATAATTCTTTGTCGATTCTTTTTATGAGTAAAAACTTGAAAAGAGATAGATGTATTGGTATAAGTAAAATCCAAAATAAGAGATTCTATTAAATTCTCAGGACAATCATAGATTAATGATTTCGAAGTTCCAATCTTTATTTGCATTTTAATTTTCTTTAAAGCGTATATTCTTTATTATACTATAAATACATATAAATAGCAAATTAGGTAAGATTTTATGTAACGGTTCGCTTATGTTGGAATAATTATATTTTTTTTAAACAAAAGAAAATAAACAAAGTATAATAAAATTATCTCATGTCAAATTGTAAATTTCATAATACTAAACATCCACCAAAACTCATTGAAGATTTTAAAAAACAATGTGAAAGGCTCAAATTAACTATAGGGGATAGATGCCCAATAGAATTAATAATGGAAAATTCTAAAAAAACTTTTAATGTATTACAATCAGAATATACAATATTAAATAAAAACATTACAGAAGTTGCTATTTGGCCTAGAAATATAGACTTAGTGATTACGCGTTTTCCAGCTACTGAAAAAGATGGTTATTCTAAAGGATTAGCGGGTTATGTTGCTAATAAAGCTTTTAACGGTATGAATTCTAATACCCTATTATATTTGGTAGTTTCTTCTCTCAAGGAAAGTAAAGAACGACCCTTCGCCTTAATAGATATTTTCACTTCTGTTGGTTTCAATTTTATTGATACTATTATTTGGGTACGTAATAAATTTACTCCAACGCAAGGGGCTAAAAGATTAAATAATATATATGATTTTGTTTTTTTATTAAGCAAGGGAGACAATTATCACTTAGATAGACAATCTATTGTTTATCTTAAAAAACAATCATTACCAGAATGTGAGGAAGATTATATTTGTCCTGGCAATGTTTGGAAAATAAAAATTGATGATAGAGATTCTACCCCAATAGAACTTTATGAAAGTATTATTAAATTATCGAATATATTGCCAAATTCTCTTATTGTTGATCCTTTTTTGACACTTTCAACATTTAAAGCAAGTTTACAACTTGGCCATAGTTTTTGGGGTTGTAGTGAAAATAAAAAGGTTTGTAAAGATTGTAACGAAATTATTAAACAATTAAAATAAGGATATAAAATGGGAACAGAACTAAAAACCAAAGCAAAAACAATTATACTTAAAGGTGAAATGCTTGATGCCATAACTTTAAGAACTATGAAAATGCTTAGTGATTTAGTGGGTGTGACATTAGGTCCCGGTGGAAATCCTGTTCTTATTGAAAGACCCGGTTTTTCCCCTCTCATAACGAAAGATGGAGTAACTGTTGCTGAATCTGTTTCTTTATCAAATTCCACGGAACATGTTATTTCAGAAGCCGCTAAAGAAGCTTGTCAGAGAACCAATAGGGAAGCTGGCGATGGTCCCCAACCACTATATAGTAAAATTTTAACTCCTAAAGGTTTTATTACTATGGGTGACGTGCGAGTGGGTATGGATATTTGTGGCACTAATGGCACAATTCAAAAAGTGTTAGGTGTGTTTCCAAAGGGCGAGAAAGAAATTTATAGGATTGAGTTTGCAAATGGGAGGATAGTGGAGTGTTGTGGTGATCACCTCTGGATGGTCGCCAACGTTAATACCACTCCATATGGAAATATAGAAATTAAGACTGTCTCAGACCTTTTAAAAGATTATGTTAGTTACAACTCAGAAGGTGGAGTAAGAAGAAAATATTATACGCCTCGAAGCCTAGTTGAATTTTACACTAATTCCGCTGAAATGCCTCTAGACCCCTACTTAGTGGGGGTGCTGTTGGGAGACGGTAGTTTAAGCGGAACCGGGTCAGTTGAACTATCTTTAGGGATGAAAAAGGAGCACATTATTGATAAATTAATATTGCCCGAAGGTTTTCATACCAATAGCACCTACGTAGAGGAGAAACATTCTTATCGTGTAAAAATATCTGGTAGAGATAGACATGGTAATTATATTAAAGATATTATTACATCCCTAGGTCTTCTCGGAAGAAGAAGTGATAATAAGTTTATCCCCAAATCTTATTTGTATACATCTATAGCAAACAGAAAACAATTACTTCACGGCTTATTGGATACGGACGGCTACATCAATACTAGGGGTCTCTTTGAATTCAGTAGTGTTAGCGAAGAATTAGCTAAGGACATGGTGGATTTGTGTCGTAGTCTTGGCCAAACAGTTACCCTATCCAAAATAATTAGAAAAGAAGGTATGTCTTATTCTATGACACCGATATATAGAGTTACCCAGCTCAAAGAGGATAAGTGTGGGGATAGAATTGATAAAATTACAGCCACAGGCACAAAAACTCCCATGCAGTGCATCAAAGTAAGCAATCCAGATAACCTCTACATAACGAATGACTATATTACCACCCACAATACCACTACTGCTATTGTCCTTGCCCAAGCTATTGTTGAGGAAGGAATGAAATTCCTTAAAAACAATCCTACTAAATCTCCTCAAGAACTTTGTCGGGAATTAGACGCCACCTCAAACGAAATGGTGGAGCTTCTTAAGGCAGGTGCCAAACCGATTGGAACCCCCGAAGAACTCCTTCACGTAGCTATGATTTCATCCAATTCTGATGAAGACGTGGCTAAATCCGTTGTTGAGGCTATTGATCTTGTAGGCCAAGACGGAACAATTATTACAGAGGATGGTTCTGGACGTAAAACGGTAGTGGAAATGAGGGAAGGCTTCCCGATTCAAAAGGGACTGAATAGCCTTGGAGCAGTTCAGGAACTCTTCATTAACCGACCGGAAGACCAGCAGTGTGTGTTTGATTTGCCTTATATTTTACTCTACGATGGTGATTTAAATGTTGCTCAAGATCTAGGAATTCCATTGCAAAACCTATTTGTTCAAATGGGCGATAATATCAAGCCGATGGTTATTGTGGCTCATAAGTTTTCACCACAGGTTATTCAAGTTATTTCGTTTAATGTGAAAGCAAATAGGGCAGCAATATGTCTTCTGGAAACCGTTGCCACTGCACAACCAAACTCAAAACATCATCTTTTACATGATTTAGCAGCCTTCACAGGTGGAACAGTTTTTGATCCCATATCAAAGAACTTGAAAAGCGCCAAAGTGGAAGATTTAGGCGTTTGTGAACAGAGTCGTATAGGTAGGTATCAGTCTGTAATTTTAGGCATGAACGATTCTGACGCCGTAAAAGAACGGATGGAGGTTTTGAAAAAGCAAATGGAAATTGCAGAAAGCGATTTTGACGCTGAGATCATTAAGGAGAGGGTAAGTCAATTATCTGGTGGAATTGCCACTATTTATGTCGGCGGTACATCCGAATTAGAGATTAGAGAAAAAAAACATAGGATCGAAGATACCATTAACTCTGTTCGATCCGCAATTGAGATGGGGGTGGTTCCTGGAGGAGGATCGGCATTGCTGGCTCTTTCCTTAGTTCTCCGTGAAAAACAAACGCCAGCAAAGAGCATTCTTGCGTCTTCTTTCACGGTCCCTTTTAATCGAATACTATCCAATTCTGGAGTTACGCAACAGGACATAATAAATCCCGGCACAGTGGTACAGGGGTCAGTAACTCCAAATAGCAACTTAATGCCGACACTTTTATATGACTCACTTCGACACCAGTTAGTTGAGCCATTTAAAGCAGGGATAATTGATCCGGTGAAGGTAACTATTAGCGCCCTTAATAATGCGGTTTCTGTGTCTCAGCTTCTTATGACTCTAGGAGGGGCTGTTACAATTCCTAGGGATATTGTGGAAGAAAGACAAGCGGAACTGGCAGCCCAAGCTTTTGCAGCACAAATGTCAGGAACCTAATGATATGCCAAAGAATTGTGCTTTATTTTTAGAAAAAGACGGTATAATCAGAATAGGTAATGGAATTGCTCGCGCAATTCGTGTTTTACAAGAAAGGTAATTTTTAATATGGGCTTTATGCAATTTGAAATTCCAAAAGAAGAAAAGTGGGTTAAACGTGTTTTTTTTGATACACCTGAAGAAGTAAATTTAAAATTCGATGAGTTGTGTAATAATACTAATTTCCGTAGTATTCAAATAGTTACAGTTGTTCCTTTTGGTATTTATGTCGGTTCAGGAAAGATTTTAATTAGTTATGAAGAAAATATAAATTCTAAGCAAGAAGAAGGAGATAAGTCATGAGTATTAAAGAAACAGCTAAAAATGTAGCGACAAGTCGAGTTGGCCAAATTGGCATTGCCTTTGTTGTTGGAGCGATTGCTGTATGGTTCTTTTTACCTGAAAGAATAGTGGTAAAAAAGGAAGAAGTGGTTGTTGAAAAAGAAAAGATTGTTGAAAAAGAAGTGGTTAAATATGTAGATCGCGTTGTTGAGAAAGAAATTATCAAAGAAGTCCAAATTAAAAAGGCATGGAGTAAAACAACATATCCCGATGGGAAGATTGTGGAAACTGAGGTATATGAAGAAAATTCTCAGCAAGTAGATAGAATGAAAGAACTGGAAAAACAATTCTATCAGGAAAAGCTCGCTGAAGCGACAAAAGAGTTTGAAAAGAAAGAATCATACTACAAATCTATTACTAATCAAAAGCATTTTAGTATTGCCGCTGGTGTGGGAACTCATGTAGACACATTTAAAGATAAATATTGTTACGGTCAATTTACATATGATGTTTGGGGTCCTTTCTTAATTACAGGTCAAGTAACTTCAGAAAAGCAAACAGGTCTAGGAATTGGTATAAGATTCTAAAATGCCAAAGTATTGTTACATGTGTAATGTTTGTGGGCGAGTCGTAACTGAACTTCGATTAATAGAAGACCGCGACCGCACCGAACCATGTGGCAATACCATACGTATTAATCCAAAAGAATTTAAGGTATGTGAAGGAGTAATGCTTCGCGGTCTTTCTAGGGTTATGGAGCCCTCTATTATGGAAACTGCAGATACACACAGAAACGTTAAGTGGAGACAAAATCAAACTGAACGACTTAAAAAACGAGCAAAGAAGTTCTTTATAGAAAATGAGATGGGTGAAGCAATCGCTAAAGCAGGTAAAAAAGAAGCTGAAAGATTGGGCTGGATCGATAAGAAGACTGGGAAGCGAAATAAAGGAGAGTAATGAAATTTAAAAACCTCAAAGCGCAAAACTTTCAAAGCTTAGGTGACGTTACCTTTCCGTTCCCTTCCGGTCTTGTTTTAATTGATGGTATAGATTTAGATTTGCAAAGTTCCAACGGTGTTGGCAAATCAGCCTTAATGTCTTCTATTACTTATGCGTTGTATGGGAGGACACCTAAGGATATTAAATTAGAGAGCCTTAAACGCGATGGTATGGCTTCAATGTCTGTTGAACTAGAATTTGAAGCTAACAATGGAACATTGATTACCGTAAAACGCATCCGAACAGATACTTCTAGCAAACTTATATTAACCATAAATAGTGAAAAGATTGACGGTACTATTAAAGATCTTGAGAAACGTATTCCTGAGCTTGTTGGTTTAAGTTTTGAACAATTTGTGCAGTCTGTATATATATTTCAGGGTTCAAATAAACGATTCATCTCGCTTAACGATAGCGATAAGAAGAAATTCCTTTCCACTATTCTAAACCTAGATTCTTATGACGCGGCATATAAACTAGCCCATACCAATTTAACCGCTAACGAATTGGATACTTCTAGGATCTCCGGCTCAACCGAATCTACAAAACAAAACCTAGAACTTCTAAACAAACAACTAGAATCCGCTACTGAGGCTCTTTCCATCTTCCAGACGCAAAAGGAGTCACAAAAGAAAGACCTTACATTCCAAGCAAATGCGTTACAAAAGGACATTACCCTATTGGAAACTAAGATACAAGAATTGTCGAAAGAGTCGAATTTAGCTATTCAACAACTACAATCTGAAAAGATGGTTATTGATCAGAAGATTCAAAAAGGCAGAAATATCGAAGATTCTATCAGAAAGGTGAGAAGAGAGATTGAAAATGTAGAATCTGATATTCAAAAACTCACTTCACTCAAAGATAACGGTCAAAGTGTATGCCAAACTTGTGGACAGGAATTACCGGATTTCAATCTCCAAACCCATATCCTAGAATGCGACGCTAAATTAGTACCACTTGTTTCAAGACAAAAATCTTTAACAGTTTTATTAGGTACATATGAAGTGCCTAATTACGATTCTCTGAATAGCGAATTGATGTTAATCATGGAAAAGATTGGTCAAGAGAAATCGAAAGGCCCGGAAAAACTTCAAATGGAAGTGAGTCTTAAAAGGTCCGAACTTAGGAACATCTCAAACACCCTTAGTTCCGCCGATGAAAAAGGGATGGTGTTGCAGGGACAAATCAGCAACCTGAAAGATTCAATATCTACATCGAAAAACAATCTCGAAAAGTTACAACTCCAGCATATGGATCTGGCGGAGCAAAAAACATATCTATCAGAAGCAAAGAAGATCTTTAGTCCAACTGGGGTTAAAGCTTACGTGTTCGATGCTTTGATTCGAGAGCTTAATACGAGAATCGAATATTTCCTGGACGTACTAACTGGCGGAATTATGAAATTTAATTTTACTTCTGATGAAATAAAAGGAAAATTTTCCGAACAATGTGAATATTCCGGCTTAAATAGAGATATCGGCTCCCTTTCAGGCGGCGAATATAAACGTTTATCTTTAGCGGTAGATTTGGCTTTAGCGGATGTGGTTTCTGGTAGGTCTTCAATTGCCCCCAATGTTCTTTTTCTTGATGAAGCAGCAGATGGTCTTGATGTTTCCGGGAAAGAATCGCTTATGCACCTTATGTCGTTACTTACCGACAAAAAAGACGCAATCTACATAGTGGATCACAGTTCAGAATTTAAATCTAGCTTCAACCAAGTATTTCGGCTTGTAAAAAGAAACCAAGAAACGAACGTAGAATGAGAATCTGTTCAATAGATGGGTGTGGTTTGAAGCATAAATCCAAGGGACTATGCCAAAAGCACTACCAACGGACCTCCGAATGTGTAGCCTATAAGAGAGCCTACAACCAGACCCCTGAACGCATAGCAGCCAATAAGGCTCGCGGCCAGACTCCAGAATTTAAATCTTACAATAAGTCCTACAAACAATCCCTAAAGGGCATAGCCGCCGCTATAGCTTACAGCCAGACTCCAGAACGTAAAGCCGCTAAAAAGGCTTACAATAGGACCCCTGAAGCTAAGGCTAAAAAGAATGCCCGCCAGAAGGTCCGCCGTGCCATCGATGAGCTTTTTTGCTACTCGCAAAGTATCCGGAACCTAATTAATATCTCCTTTTACAATGGTGGATTTTCCAAAACCTCTAAAACCTGCAAAATTCTTGGTTGTTCCCTTGAGGAGGCAATGGCTTTAATAGGCTGGTTCCCTGGCTGCCATATTCACCATATCGTATACCTCAAAACCGCTAACACCAAAGAGGACATTGAGCGTCTTAACCACCACACCAATCTAATCGCCTTAACCCACAAAGAACACAAGGCGCTTCATGCCGGTAGATTTGAATTGATCCCAAGAAAGGAGAAGATTTGAGTAAACGTCCTCCATATAACGAGAACGCGGCCATACGCGGCGCTCTTCGGCGTACCTTTTCCCGCTCCCCTATTATCCGTGAGGTTCTTCAGAAAGTTAGACGGGAAGTTCCCCGTATTAAGAAGGACGGTTCTAGGGCAAAAAAAGATCATGTCCAATATCAATGTCAGACGTGCATGCAATACGTCAGTTCCACACAGATCGCGGTAGACCATATTGACCCCGTGATACCCGTTGTCGGGGGGTTTACTAATTGGGAAAGCTTCATTACAAGGCTATTCTGTGGACCTGAAAATTTGCAAACAATTTGTGAATCTTGTCATAGAGTAAAATCTCTAAAAGAAAATCGCGCTCGACGAATGATTAAAGACACTGCCACACTAAAAGAATTACAACAACGATCCGACTTAGACGAAAAAGAACAGAAGCTTCTAAAGCGCCTTACAAAGAAATCACAATCATAATTTATTTGCTGTTCATAGCTTTTTGTGGTATAGTAGATATGTTCGTAAATGGTGTCGAGAGGAAAAATACCGCAGCTTGCTGGCGGAACCAAGGTCGGTTAGACCATCCAATTGACAGCATACTTAAGGCACCAAGGAATAAGTGATTTTAAAGAATCTATTTAAAATTTCTCTTATTTCCTTTTAAAATCTCCAACTTTCCCTTATTTATTAAAAAAAATAATATTTTTTTATATTCTTAGTATAATAATATTAAGGAGATTAAATATGCGTAAATTCTTAGTTTGGGTTGTTTCTATTTTATTAGTACCAACAATTGGTTTTGCTATGGGCAGAACCGGGAAAAGAGTTAAAACAACGAAAATACCGCTTATTCAAAGCGTAAAACTTGACCCAGAAAGAACTGTTGTTCTTCGAGGAGCAATTGATAGTGTGTCTGGCCCTTCCATCGTTGCTCAACTTACTTCTTTAGACGCGATTAATGATGATAATATTTTCTTGATTATCAATTCCCCAGGTGGTTCAGTATATGACGGTCGCTCTATCATTACAACCATTAGGTCTATTAAAAGTCCTGTAATTTGCGTTATTGATAGCGAAGCTTATTCAATGGCAGCAGTTATTGCCGCACATTGTAATAAACTGTATATTCATAAAAGCGCCTCTATCATGTACCATGAAGCTAGTTTCAGTTTCTCCGGGACTGAAAGTATTGTTAAGTCAAGAGTTGATTTTCTTTTAAAGTATTTAGAAGATTTTCATAGGGAAACATCTGAAACTCTCAATTTATCATTAAATGAATTTAAAACTAAAATGATTAAAGAATGGTGGATGAATACTAATCAATCAGTAATGGCAGGAGTGGCTGATGTT